ACTGACTCTACGGACTCAGGAACATTGAAATATGCAGCCGCTACGGCCGCTGCTGTTGCCGCTACGGCCGCAACTGCCTACTTCGTTGCGAAGAAGGCGCGCTTTTGGTTCTCAAAGGCTCTCCACTCTGATAGAGCGGAGGAGAGCACCTTAGCGAGGCAGATTTTTCGGGATACGCCTATTCCGGAGAAGAAGCCGCCCAAGAATCACACCCACCCCCTGGCTGCGTCGGACCGTACTTGTGTCTCGCAGTTTGCCGAGTACTATGCGTTGCGCATGGGAGTCGGCGCGTATTTCGTCCAGCAAAGCCTAGCGGACTTGAGACACGATCGGGAAGGAGACCGGGTGATGTATTGGACGAAGGACGCACTCGTGCCACCGCGAGAGTTTACTCCTAAGAAGAGAGACGTTTGCGTTCTTGTGGACGTGGATTACTATGTTGACATGCCTGTTTGGTTGAACCAGATTCCGAGCAATGTCATCTTGTATACCATTGTACCTGAATCTGTGGCCTCTGAGGGTGAAGTCTCATTCACCTTTAATAGGGAGTCGGAGATGGTTTACACTGTCAATGGCGGAGCTGACTATAAGCACCGCCTGTGGAACTATTTTACCGATAACTTTGCTACAGTTACCTGGGGTTGGACCGGACCGCAGGTACGCGTATGGCTTGTTGATAGCCTACGTACAAGTGAGCACCGCGCCGCCATTCTGTTGACACAAACAGCAGATTGGAGCTTTTTGCGCGGGTGGCTGGCGTGGGGATTGCTTAAGTGCAACCTCGTAACCACGCGCTCGCTTGAGAGACTGACGGTAGCCAAGGAACAATTCTTGCGCTTAGACGTTGTCCGCCCCGAGGGTATTTATCGGAGCACTGGACGCGTCGATCAGTTTCATTGTGCAACTATTCCTGTGAGTTCGGATGATTCAATTGCTGCTGTGGCACGTAACAGCGGTGTAGCATTGACTCCTGCGCAGGTCCAGCCTTATGTGTCGCGTTCGGCTGATGTTGATTGCACGGAACGGGGAGCTATCATGGCCCTCGTTGATTACCATCGCGACGCTGCGCCCAAACCCTTTTCTGTTCCGCAGAAGATAGGAGTTGGTGGCGCGGCCCTCCACCGCTACCAGTACGGTTGGGCTTCGTATGACCCTGAGTCGAAGACTGCCTTGTGCGCTTTCATGAACCCAATCTTGCCGGAGGCTTACTCCCCTGATATGTGCCTGGGTAATGAGAAAGCGGCGGTGCAGACGAGAATTCTTGACGTGCAATCTGACGTCAAAGCAACTCCTCTCTTGCAGCAGTACATGGCTGAGTTTGTTGAGCTTGCTATTCCCGTGCCTTATCAGGGCGACCCTGTTTCCATCGAAGTTGTGTTTGAGAAGCAGAATCGGCCCAGTCAGCGCGTTATCTTGGAGGAAGCATCCTGGATGACGCGGGGAAAGGATCTAATCAGTTCTTTCCTTAAGCGTGAAGCGTACCCAGAACCGAAGGATCCGAGAGTAATTTCAACAATCAATGGTGAGTTGAAGATGAAGTACTCGGCCTTTACCTACGCGCTTACTGAACATTTTTGCGGCTACACTGATTGTGGTGAGCCGGGCGTTTATGCCGGAAGGAGAACTCCCTGGTATGCCTTTGGGTTCACACCCAAGCAAATTGCCTCGTTTGTTGCAGGGCTGGCTGAGAGAGCCAAGTCTTGGACGGACAGTGACCTGTCTCGCATGGATGGACGTAAGTCGGAAGTGTTGAGGGACCTTGAAGTAGCTGCTTTGCTTCGGTTCTTCCGTCCGCATTACCATGCTGAGGTGCATAACCTCCACCGCCGCACGTTCAAGGTGCCTGGTGTGACGACCAATGGCCACAAGTACAAGTCGGAGTACGACCAGAGATCTGGGTCGCCCGACACTGCCTGTTTTAACACGTTTGACACTGCGTTCATTGCGTACTGTGCGTTTCGTGATTCAGGCTATGGCCCGAAGGAGTCCTTCCAGATGATTGGAATCTATGGAGGAGACGACGGGGGAACGCCCGACGTACAGCCTGATAAGCTGGCGAGTGCGGCTGCTGCCGTGGGACAGAAGTTAACGTTGAACGTCTTCACCCGCGGTCAGAAGGGAATCAGTTTCCTGGCCCGCTACTATGGACCTGGGGTTTGGTATGGAGATGCCAACTCTATGTGTGATGTGGCGCGCCAGTTGTCCAAGTTTCACACGACGGTCAATTTGCCGCCGACAATTACGCCTCTGATGAAGTGTTTGGAGAAGGTTGATGCGTTCATGCTCACTGACTCTAACACGCCTGTAGTTGGGGAGTTTTGTTTGGCTGTGCGACGATTGTGTACTGTGAAGACTACGGTGAGTGCTGAGTATCATCGCCTTCTGACGCCTTGGGGTGCGCAATATGCCCTGAGTGAGCAGTATCCCAATGAGGTGGGACCGTGGGGAATGGAGTATGCTATTGAGGCGCTCCAACCCTATCACTTCGATTGGGAGGCGTACCGCAGCCAATTGCGGGACGCCAAAACCATCAATGATCTTCTGGCTTTGAGACCTGTCAGCGTTGCGCTGCCTGTGCCGGAGGTCAAGGACCCGGTCGTGGTCGATGGTGAAGTCGTAGCCCCCCCCAAAGGCAAGGAGGAGGCTGCGACAGGACAAAAGGATGGACGTGGCCCGTGTGCCAATGCTATGTGCCCCTTCGGGAAGAAGGGTGAGTGCAAGTTTGGCGCCAAGTGCAAGCCAAATCGTCCCAAGTCCGCCGACGCGCGAGCGCCGAAGTCTAAGCCTGGTGGGGTGAAGAAGGCAGAACGTCCTAAGCAAGCCAAGAAGGACGCTGCCAAGGTGGCCAAGTAATTGGCCATAACAGGGGATGACGGGGACCAGGCACAAGCTGGCCCTTCGAATTCAGACCTACTTTGTCTACCCCCTTGATAATTTCGAAAAGACGGAAATGCAGTCAACCAAACCAACCAAGTCATCGCGTAACCGCAATCGCGGCCGTGGCCAGTCTGAGTACATGATGCTCACTGGCGGCACTGGTGATGTGAAGCCGGAGCTTCAGTCGTTCAACGTTGTTGAGTCAGCGAACGACACGACCACAACTGTGGCCGTCGCCATGCCCGTGATCCCCAA